AAATTTAAAAGTCTCAACACAACACATCCAGAAACATCCAATCCAATCCAAGCTTTTACTCTTCGCTTTGCAATTCAATTACAAGTTTTTCTTTGTTCATTTCATCAGCATTTCGTTCTCGCGTTATTCAAATTCTGTAATTTTCATTTTACATAACTGAAAACACAAAAACAAATGGAGGTTCGATTCGGCAGCTTTCTCGTGAACATTGCACCTAGTGTGCAGAAGGTGCTTAAGACGAGGATGGTTCCTGGAACCAAACTTGAAGAAGTTAAGACCGTGAAAATGGTTGAGAAAATGACTACAAAGGAGGTGGTCATTGGTTGCACCGCATCATGCGCCGGTCTGCGCGCATACACAAAAACATCATTGCGGCGCGCAATCAAGGAGGGCGATCTAAGTTCAAGTGGAGCTTGCTTCACTTGTGGACTTCTAGGTCTGGTTGGTGCTGGAAGAGCACGAGTCGAAGTTGTACCACATGTGGAATGGGTACAAGAATTGGTTACCGAGACTCGTCAGGTTCCCTGTCTAGTGGAGGAGCAATATTATGAAGAGATTGAAACTGTTACCACAACACATTCAACTCTTCTTGATATTCCTGCAAAGGAAAGCAAGATGAACGTTTCTCCCGTGGTGGTCGAGAAGGAAAAATACGTACCACCACATGCACGTCTCAATAGCATCATAGCACGAGCTATGGTGGCTGAATCTGAGAGAAAGACTGAGGACATCTTCAACTTCTTTTTCAATAAGCCAGCAATCAGAGAGGCACTGGGCAGGAAGAAATATGGAAAGGTTGTGAAGACTGTCAAAGGACATTTCATCAAACCTGCTAGTGATGAGCAGGTGCAAGCAAAGTTGGAAGAAATCCGGGATGCTAATGCTCTCGAGGAAGCTTTCTTTAAAGGCCAACTTGAGGACAAGGTCACTCCTGGTTTTTTGAAAATTCGCACACTTGTAGCCAATGGAGAATCTGTGGGATTCAGGACACAGTATTACAAGAGGAGCATCAAGAAAGCTACTATCAGGGGTGAAGTGAGAAGGTATGCAAAACAGCACAAGCCAGTGAAGGGCTCAGCAAGAGCAATATTCGATGAATTGGTATCAATCTCCAAGAAAAATCGAATGGGCTTTGAAATAGTGAAGAAAAATGGTAAAACTCTCAAAACTGGTTTCAAGACCACTGAAGGGAGGAAAATGATGTGTGTTCGCTTACCACATGAAGAGGGAATCAAGAAAAGGAGAGAAGTTGATCCAAGGATGTTCAATGAAGAAGTCTCAGCTTTTAGTGTACTAAATGCACACTTCAAGCTTGGGAATGCTGACATCAAGAAGGGCTATAGTGGTGTCATTTTGCCACAATCCATCCTAAAAGAAACATGTAGAGACTATAATGAGATGGTTGTGCGTGGCAGGCACGAAGGTAAGCTCATTGACGCCCGATGCAAGGTCAGTGACTTCACTATGCACAAAATGATTCATTATAGCTCTTTTGAACGTGAATTTTGGAAAGGATGGAAGAGAGCATTTGATGGGCTCGCACCAGACACTCAACATGCATGCAGTTCTGACATTAACAATGAAGCATGTGGTGAAATTGTTGCTACCTTGTTCCAGTGTGTACATCCATGTGTTAAAGTCTCTTGCACGCATTGTAGGGAAAATTTGGAAAGGATGGGGAGAGAAGAGTACTTTGAAGAGCTCCAGAAATTGATTCCAAAGAGAGAGAGTGTTCTTCGCCCATACCTTGAAAAGTATGGTAGCCTAGAATCAGTACTGAACCACTTCAGGAGAACAAGTGTGTACAATGAGAATTTGACATCTCTCAATGAGATAACTCGCATTGCTCAGGGTTCAAAATCCACACAAATGCAGCACATACTCGAAATTCAAAAGACCCTATTGAAGAGTTCTGCAGCATCAGCTAATGACCTTTCAAATGCAGCTGACAAATTGCTTGAATTGACAAGATGGTTCAAAAATCATCTCTCACAGGTTTCAAAGGGTGATGTTTCAGTGTTCAGAAACAAAGCAACAAGCAAAGCATCCATAAACTTCTCACTTCTTTGTGACAACCAGTGCGATAAAAATGGAAATTTCCTGTGGGGAGAGCGGGGATACCACTCAAAACGGTTATTCTCAAACTTCTTTGAAATAATTGAGCCTGGTGGTGGTTATGCTAAGTATGTTGAGCGCATCAACCCAAATGGAAAGAGAAATCTTGCAATTGGACACCTGATAGTTCCTCTCAATCTCACACGAGCGAGAAAAGCACTTGAGGGAGTTCCTGCCAAAAGATTTCCAGTTTCTGACATGTGCATTTCTAAGGACCCAACATTCGTGCACACATGTTGCTGCGTAACTGATGATCTTGGTAACCCAGCACTCTCGACTTTGAAAAGCCCAACGAAGAGTCATTTAGTGATTGGCAATACAGGAGATCCTAAGTATGTAGACCTACCTAACTTGGATGAAAATAAAATGTACATAGCAAAGGAGGGATATTGTTATCTGAACATATTCCTGGCAATGCTCGTGAATGTGAATGAGAGTAGTGCAAAAGATTTCACTAAGACAGTTCGTGACACCATAATCCCCATGTTGGGAACATGGCCAACGATGCATGATTTGGCAACAGCTTGTTACATCCTTACAGTTTTTCATCCAGAAACACGTAGTGCAGAGTTGCCCCGCATACTAGTGGATCATGAGTCAAAGATCATGCATGTCATAGATTCTTATGGGTCATTGGATGTGGGGTTTCACATATTGAAGGCTGGAACAGTTCAACAATTGCTACCTTTTGCAAGTGAGTCACTTGAGGGAGAAATGAAGTTCTACAGAGTTGGTGGCACTCACCAGGACAACAAACGGATTTCAATGGAAGTGGCATTAATTAGAAGTGTCTACAGGCCTAAGGAATTGATTAGAATTATAGAGGACGAACCATACATCTTGTTTCTGAGCTTGGTCTCGCCAAAGATCATCAATGCTCTATACAATGTTGGAGGTCTCGATATAGCTCTATCTCATTGGGTCACAAGGGATACAGATATTTGTGCTGCAATAACAATGTTGTCATTTCTTGCTCAAAGAATCTCCCGAGCTAGTGTTGTTCTTGAACAAATCCACTACATCAATGAAAGTGCAAGGCAAATTTGTAGTCTCATGGAAAACATGCAGGACCTGAAAGCAGATGCAACGGTTGTCAGACAATTCCTTGAATGTATCTCGAATAGGGTCGTTATGGACTCTCAGTTACAAGCAAATGGTTTTGTCACAATCAATGAAAAACTGTATGAAACATGGGAAAAAATCTACGCTCAAAGGTTGCACAAGGAATGGCAAGAGCTCGGCTGGTTGGAAAAATTCTCTTTAATAAAGCACTGCTACAAACGCAAGAAGTTTTCTTCCGATGTTTTGCCAAGAGAAAGTGGCGGCGAGGTCGAAGCCAAGTACGTAATATCATTCAACTGGTGTTATGGAAAGATCAAGGCAGCCCACAATGGAACAAGAAAGTTCATTGGCCAACAGGTAGAAAGAGGTGTAAGCACAATCAAGCAGATGGTTGTCAATAATACAGTTGGCATTTTGCAATACTGTTTAAATGACATAGTCTACCTTGTGAATGTTTTACTAGTTGTGAATCTACTGGGTCAGGTCATTGACTTTGTGAAGAAACATGTGAGGGAGAATAAGGAGTTGAGACAGAAGGCGTTGAATGACAATTTCAACAGAAAGGCACAGGAGTTGTCTAGCGTCTACAATCTCTACACACAAGTGCATGGAACACCCACAGAGGAGGAATTTATGCAGCATCTGGAAAGTTCAAATGAGAGACTACACAAGTTCTACATGGAGAGCATCTACAACAAAGTGAGGTTGCAGAACAAGACATACATTGAGCGGAACTTTGAGAAGATTATTGCTTTCATGGCATTACTCACAATGATGTTTGATGAAAAGAAAAGTGATGCCGTGTTCAAATGTCTTGGAAAAATCAAAACAGTGTTTGGTACAATGGATGACGTTGTCAGGTTACAATCTCTGGATGAAATCATCAGCTTGGATGACGAAAAGAAGGAGACAGTTGACTTTGTTCTGAACACGGACTTGTTGGCGACGAGCAACATAAATGATCGCCGTTTTGAGGAATGGTGGCAGATTCAACTAGACCAAAACAGGGTTGTTCCACACTACAGGAATACTGGAGTTTTCCTTGAATTCACCAGGAACACTGTGGTGCAAACATGCAATGAAATACAATCAGCAAAGGAACAGGAGTTCTTGATAAGAGGAGCAGTTGGGTCTGGAAAATCCACTGGAATGCCACATCAGTTGAGCAAGAAGGGCAGAGTTCTCATCATTGAGCCGACACGACCACTGGCAGAGAATGTTACTAAGCAGTTGAGGAAAGAACCATTCTACAATAATGCCACACTGCGCATGCGCGGTCTTAGCACATTTGGTTCAAGCAACATTACAGTTATGACAAGTGGATTTGCATTGCACTATTATGCTCACAATCAAGAACAGCTCTCAAAAATTGATTATGTAATGATTGATGAGTGTCATGTTGTGGATGCCAATGCTATGGCTTTCTATTGTCTGCTCAAAGAGTATGATTTTGGGGGAAAGATTCTTAAAGTCTCTGCAACACCACCGGGAAGAGAGTGCGAGTTCACTACGCAATATCCAGTGAAGCTCAGGATTGAGGAACAAGCAAGCTTGCAAGCTTTTTCACAGGCACAAGGGACAGGCAGCAATATGGATGTCACTAAGGATGGTGACAACATCTTGGTCTATGTTGCTAGTTACAATGAGGTGGATACACTTAGTAAACAATTGCTTGAAAAAGGCTTTCTTGTGACAAAGGTTGACGGCAGAACAATGAAGCTTGGGAATGTTGAGGTGATCACAAAAGGAACAGAGAGTCACAAGCACTTCATAGTTGCAACCAACATAATTGAAAATGGAGTTACTCTCGACATAGATGTGGTGGTTGACTTTGGTGTCAAAGTTCAAGCTGAGTTAGATAGCAATCTACGTAGCATGACTTACACAAAGGTGGCCATATCTTATGGTGAGAGGATTCAGCGGCTGGGGCGAGTTGGTCGTGTGAAAGCTGGAACAGGGTTGAGGATTGGAGAAACACAGAAGGGCATGAGTGAGATACCTGTTAGTGTAGCAACTGAGGCGGCTTTCCTGTGTTTTGCCTATGGCCTGCCCGTCATGACTCACAATGTCACAACCAGTTTGCTATCAAAATGCACTGTCAATCAAGCGAGAACCATGTTGCATTTTGAACTGCCATGCTTCTTCATGGTTGATCTAGTCTCCTACAATGGAACCATGCATCCAGTTATTCATGAAAATTTGAAGAGGTTCAAAATTCGGGACTCTGAGGTTGTTTTGAGCTCCTTAGCCATCCCAAATGCATGTATAGCACGATGGATCAGTGCTCGAGATTACAAGAAGTATGGAGTTCGAATCAATGTGGATGATGCAACCAAAATGCCTTTTTATTCGAACAACATACCAGAGCAACTCATTGAGCAAATTTGGAAAACAGTGCAAGAAAACAAGCATGAAGCCGGGTTTGGTCGTCTGACTCTAGCAAATGCGTGTAAGGTTGCTTACACTCTTACAACAGAGCCTGCTGCACCGTCAAAAACACTTGGAATCATTGACCAGCTGATCATGGAAGAGCAAAGAAAGAAAGCCCATTTTGAAACATCAATCTCATCTCTCAACACCCATAGTTTTTCTTTGCAGGGGATTGTCAACAGAGTTAAGAACCGGTATCTTCAAGATCACACAAGCCACAACATTGCAACACTGCAGTTGGCACGGTCACAGATTCTGGAGTTTAGCACAGCCACACATGATCTTTCAAAACCTGACACGATGATTCCATATGGTGTGCTTGACGTTGTGCGACTCCAAAGCAAGGAAGAGGTGGTTGAGAAACTTGGTCTCAAAGGAAAGTGGAATAAATCCTTAGCCACTAATGACCTACTGATTGCCGGAATGACAGCTATCGGTGGTTTATGGATGCTTTGGGATTATTTCAAGAGTGAAACAAGTGACATTGTCGTGCATCAAGCAAAAAGGAAGAATCAGAAATTGAAGTTTAGGGATGCACGTGACAAGAAAATGGGCAGAGAAGTTTATGGGGATGATGGAGTGATAGAACATGTTTTTGGGGAGGCGTACACAAAGAGGGGCCGAGTCAAAGGAAATAACAAAACAAAGGGCATGGGACATAAAACTAGGAACTTTGTTCACTTATACGGATTTGATCCAAGTGAGTACACATTTGTCCGGTTTCTTGACCCAATCACTGGAGTCACAATAGATGAAGCCCCAATGGTGGACATTCCTTTGGTTCAGGACGAATGCACAGAAGCCAGGCAGAAGGCTATGGAAGATAATGATGACATTCTTGATTTCATTAAGAATAAGCCTGGGATTAAAGCATATTTTGTGAATCAGAAAACAGGAAAAGCACTCAAAGTTGACCTCCAACCACACAATCCATTACTCATATGCAGAAACAGTGCCACAATAGCTGGATTTCCTGAAAGAGAGAGAGAACTCCGACAAACAGGTCCTGCTGAGCAAATCTCAATCGAAGATGTTCCAAAACCATCTGATGTTGTGAAACTGGAAGGAAAATCTCTGATGAGAGGGCCGCGCGACTACAACCCTGTTGCTCGAGCAATTTGCAAAGTGAAGAATATCTCTGATGGGGCTAGCTTGAGTTTGTTTGCAATTGGATATGGTTCAGTTCTCATCGCGCCAGGGCACTTATTTTCAAAGAACAATGGGTCTCTTGAAGTTAACACATCACTTGGCCTCTTCACCATACCGAACACCACACAACTCAAAATCCACCACTTGAAGGGAAGAGACATGGTTCTTGTACAGCTTCCAAAAGATTTTCCTCCCTTCCCAAGGAAATTAAGGTTCAGGCACCCGATCGAGAATGAAAAATGCTGCTTGGTTGAATCGCTTTTTCAACAGAAAAGTCTGAGCAGTTGTGTTTCAGAGACAACATCAGTCATGCCAACAGAGGGATGCTTCTACTGGAAACATTGGATCTCAACAAAAGATGGGAACTGTGGATCGCCACTAGTCAGTACAAAAGATGGTTTCATTGTGGGGATACATGGCCTTGAGGGGAAAATGAGTGAAAAGAATTATTTTGTTACATTCCCTGACGACTTCGAAACAAGTGTTCTTTCTTCGATTGACTCGATTGAATGGACCAAGCACTGGAAGTACAACACTGATAAGATATTATGGGGCAAGCTTTCATACGCATGTGATGAAACAGATGCTGCCTTCAAGATGGCAAAGATCGCTCGAGACTTGAACATGAACGACAATGATATAGTTCTTGAGCAGGGATCTCATGACAAATGGGTGTTCGACTCTCTTGGGGAGAACCTCAAAGCCGTCGGAGAGGCAGAAAGTCAGCTGGTGACAAAGCATGTTGTGAAAGGAAAATGCGAACTGTTCCAGTCGTATTTGAATGAGAATGCTGAAGCTAGGGAATTTTTCAAGCCATTTTTGTCCCATTATGGTCCGAGTAAACTGAACAGGGAGGCTTTTAAGAAGGATTTCTTTAAATACAAATCCGCAATTGTTGCTGGTTCTGTCAAAATTCCACAGTTCGAAAGTGCTCTCAGAGAAGTGATCATGCTCTTGTTAGAATTGGACTTTGGGGAGTGTGCATTTGTGACTGATCCGGATGAAATTTTGGACTCACTGAATATGAAGGCATCAGTTGGAGCTTTGTATAAAGGGAAGAAAAAGGAATATTTTGAAAGCATGACAGCACTTGAGAAGGAACACCTTATACAAAGCAGCTGTGAGAGATTGTTCAATGGAAGCATGGGAGTGTGGAATGGTTCATTGAAGGCTGAATTGAGACCAATTGAGAAGCTGAAGGAAAACAAAACTCGAACTTTTACAGCAGCTCCTATTGACACATTGCTTGGAGCAAAAGTTTGTGTTGATGATTTCAATAACAGGTTCTATGAATTGAATCTCAAAGGTCCATGGACCGTTGGCATGACAAAGTTTTACAGAGGTTGGGATAAGCTGCTCCAGTCATTGCCAGATGGATGGATTTATTGCCATGCTGATGGCTCTCGATTTGATAGCTCCCTCACCCCATATCTCATCAATGCAATTGTACACATTCGGCAATTTTTCATGGAGGACTGGTGGGTTGGACATCACATGCTGGAAAATCTGTACACTGAGGTCGTGTACACACCAATTCTCACACCAGATGGCACAGTGGTGAAAAAGTTCAAAGGAAACAACAGTGGCCAACCATCAACTGTGGTGGACAATACTCTCATGGTTATTCTTGCTGTATATTATGCAGTTGGTCAACATCTTGATAACTATGATGAGTTTGATGATATCTTCAAGTTCTATGCAAATGGGGATGATTTGATAATAGCTGTGAAACCCGAGAGAGAGGAAATTCTCAACAATATGGAGTCGTCCTTCGCTGAGCTTGGACTCTCTTATAACTTCTCACATCGGAGCAGAAGCAAAACAGATTTAGAATTCATGTCTCATCAAGGAATGCTCAGGGAGGGTATGTACATACCAAAGCTCGACATCGAGCGCATAGTTTCGATTCTCGAATGGGATAGGTCATCAGAAATATCCCACAGAGCAGAAGCAATCTGTGCAGCTATGATTGAAGCATGGGGTTATGATGAGCTGTTGAAGCACATTCGCCAGTTTTATTACTGGTTGGTCACAAAACCTGAATTCCAGCATGCACACAAGAATGGTTCATTCCCTTACATTGCTGAAACAGCCCTCAGAAAGTTGTACACTGACAGGGATGCTGAAGAGTCGGAACTGGAGAGATACTATGCAGCTATTGTTGAGAAGCAAGAAGATGATGATGAAGACGTTGTTATCTTGCAGTCTGGTGAAGAGAAAGATGCTGGAGTGGATTCAAAGAAGGAAAAAGATAAACAGAAAGAGCCACAAGTCGGCACAAGCAGCATAGTTATGAAAGACCGGGATGTTGACACCGGTAGCAAAGGGCAAATGGTCCCCAGGTTGAAGAAAATGGGAAGCAGCATGAAAATGCCTAAAACAAAAAGTGGCATCGTTCTAGATTTGGAGCATCTGGTCAAGTACAAACCAGCACAAGAAGATCTTTCAAATGTACGAGCAACCCATAAGCAATTTGAGAACTGGATCAATGTTGTACAACAAGAACTTGAAATTGAAGAGAGTCAGATGAAGGTGGTTCTCAATGGTTTCATGGTTTGGTGCATAGAGAATGGGACTTCACCAAATGTCAATGGGGTTTGGACAATGATGGATGGGGACGAGCAGGTTGAATTTCCTCTCAAGCCATTTGTTGAAAATGCTAAGCCAACCCTACGTCAGATCATGCACCATTTTTCTGATGCTGCGGAGGCATACATTGAATTCCGCAATTCTGAAAAACCGTATATGCCGCGGTACGGCCACATTCGAAATTTGCGTGATGCGAGTTTGGCCCGTTATGCTTTTGACTTCTATGAGATGAATTCACGCACACCAAACAGAGCTCGGGAGGCTCATTTGCAGATGAAGGCGGCTGCACTGGTTAACACCAACACTCGCCTCTTTGGTCTTGATGGGAACGTCACTACCTCAGAGGAGAACACAGAACGGCATGTCGCGACTGATGTGAATGCCAACATGCACACCCTGTTAGGGGTCCGCCAAATGTAGACTTTCTTTACACGCTTTATGTCATTTTACTTTTCTGTCTTTACATTCAGCATTTACATTCTGTCTTTTAAATACAAGTCTACTTTCAGTGCTTTCTGTGTTATACTCGATGGTGTGAGTTTGTGGAGTGAGGTTCTACCTCGTCATTCTCATATCAGAAGGGGAAAGGGCTGCCAGCTTGGGTTCTGAAGGTGTGGCAATGCCACGGGAATTACTTCTGGCATACAACCTTT